ATAAGAAAACTTCGGTTGCGTCTGTTAAACAGTCTATACGTAAACTGTTGTTAACTAATCGCGGTGACATTCCGTTTCAACCATTGTTAGGCGCGGACCTGAATCGTCTTCTCTTTGAACTATCTACGGATCTGGATGAAGACGACATAGAGACAATTGTTGCTGAGACGATACGCAGATACGAACCACGCGTGGGTATGACGAAAGTCAAAGCGAATTTGGATAGTGATAATAATGCGTTAAGGATATACATTGTGTTTCAGATAATTGAGAATTTAAAAGTAGAGACGATGGAAGTGTCCATCTCAAGGATACGATAATGGCAGTGAAAACTACAGACCTAGACTTCTTAGAAATCAGACAGAGTCTAAAACAACACTTTAAGAAGTATGACGAATACAAGGACTACAACTTTGAAGGTTCTGGTCTGTCGAGTATTATGGATGTGCTTGCGTATAATACTCATGTGAATGGTCTTATCGCGAACATGGCGATCAATGAGTCGTTCCTTAGTTCGTCACAATTACGTTCCAGTGCGGTCAGTCATGCAGAGACTTTGGGTTACACACCGAAGAGTAATACAGCATCGACCGCATACCTAGATCTCAGACTCACCACGGATACGAGTTCTGTTTCTCCAAAAAGCGTAGCGGGTGCCCCCAAAAAAATCAGCAAAGGACATGCAGTCTTCGCAGAAGTGGGAGATACCGCATACCGATTCGTAACAACAGATGATACATCGGTAGTCGGTAATGTATCCTCAGACGGGACAATCACCTACGACTGGACGGGCGTCGAAGTCAAGGAAGGAACTTATCGCGAAAAAACCTTTTTAGTGTCATCCGAAAAAGATGCGGTATACGTCATACCAGACACCAACGTAGATGTGTCTACAATGATCGTCACGGTCTCTGAGAACCCTACCACTATGGAGACAGTATCATATTCTAACATTCTGTCAGTCCCTTCTATTACTCCAGATTCGCGTGTCTATATGATTAAAGAAATCTCGAACGGATACTACGAGATGTTCTTCTCTGACGGTAATGTATTAGGAGAAGGGCCTGGGGTCGGTTCGGTTATTCGAGTTTCTTATTTACAGACATTGGGCGAAAAACCAAATGGTGCGATTAACTTCAATGCGGATCGTCTGGACGGATTGCGTATCGAAGTAACTAATACTACAGAAGCGGGTGGAGGCTCTGATAAGGAATCCCTTAGTTCTATTAAACTCAACGCACCAAGAGCGTTTGCATCACAACAACGTTTAGTGACTGCCGAAGATTACGCAGCGATGATACAGTCAAACTATGGAAATGATATCCAAAATGTTATCGCATGGGGTGGAGCAGATAATCAACCACCAGAATATGGTAAGGTATTTGTCAGTCTTGATTTTTATGAGGGGGTCCCATATCAGCGACAAAACATTGTAAAGGAATCCATTATATCAGATTTGACTTCGCACCTTTCTATTATGTCAATAGATACAGAGTTTGTCAATCCAAAGAAAACTTACTTAGAAATCAATACCGTCTTTCAGTTAGACGCAGTTTCTAAGATTGATACACCAGAAGGACAATCTAGCACAGTCATGCAGTTTATTGTAGACTATGTAAAAGAGAACCTTGGAACCTTTGGAACAGTATTCCGCCGTTCAAATCTATTGAGTGATATTGATTCTATCCATCCTAGTATACTCAACTCACGAATGGAAGTCAAGGGTCAACAACGAATTACTGTAATCGAACCAAGGGCATTAAGTCATGTGATAGATTACCCATTCGCGTTAGCATCTCCGGACAAGGACGTTAATACTGTAACAACATCTCCTTTCTTATGGCAAGGAAAAAATGTCATTATTAAAAATGAATTAGGGTCCCATAAATTACAGATCTTTAACCTTGATGGTGAACTAGAGTTCAGTAACATCGGTTACTATGACGAAGCAAAGGGACAGGTTTTAATAAATGCATTGGAAGTGCAAACAAATCTACTTCCAGTAGAGATCAAGATCTCAGTGGTTCCTGCCAATTCGTCGACGATCAGACCATTACGCAACTATATTATAGAACTTGATGAGGGCTTATCTACATCTCGTGCAATCATTGATGAAGGGACGATTAAGGTCACATTATAATGGCAATACAAACGGACGACCGTCGAACTCATATCGGACTGCATTCCAACACAGTAAGGAATGCGGTACCTGAGTTTTTCGTTGAGCAATACCCAGAGTTTATACAGTTCCTTGAAAGGTACTACGAGTACATGGAAGGGAACGAGAGTGGTTCGTTTTCAAAACAGATACAGTCTTTATATAATGTACGCACTATTAGTAGCATAGATGGGTCCCATCTAGATTCATTACTCGCCGAACTTGCAGAGGGTGTTCAGTCAGATACATTCTACAACAATCCTCAGTTGATGGCAAGACTTCTTGCTAACTTCTATCGTGCGAAAGGTACAGAACAATCAGTTGAACAATTCTTTCGTGGGTTCTTTGGTGATACCGTAGAGATAGAATATCCGAAACGTAACATCTTTATTCTGAATGATCAGGATGGTGGGTCCTTTATTGGTCCAGAGAGTATTAAGTTTATTGTCGACGATAAGAAGTATCAGATCTTCTCTATCTTATTGAAGACCGGAATGAGTCTCATAGACTATGAAACAATCTATAAGAAGTTTGCTCATCCCGCTGGTTTCTATCTTGCAGCAGAAGTTGCATTATTGTCTCATGCTATTATAGGACTCCGTGCGGGTCTTACTACAGATCCATTAGAGACACCAAACTATCCAGTACCAGTCGGATCAGAAGTGGGTGGTATCAACCTACGTTCTACGTTTGCGTTGATGACACTGCGCGAGACGGACCCAGAAGACATCACATTTATTTTGAGCGCACTAGAGACGTTAGACCGTTACGACGATATATCCATCGAACGTCTAGCAGAAATTTACACAACCGTTGCGGACTGGGCATCGACTCGATCGTTTAGAATGAGTAACGATGAGATCCTCATGTCTGAAGACTTTGAACTACTTGATGGTGGTGCGGCGGAGACAGAGGTTACGGTCAGGTATAGAGATGCAGATGGTACCTTAGTAGATGTTGGTCCAGAGGTTTGGACTCCAGATATGATTGAACCACCACAACCGATGCCAACTCCAGATCCGGAACCAGAACCTGAGCCAGAACCAGAACCTGAGCCGGAACCAGAGCCGGGCCCTGAACCACAACCAGAACCAGAACCAGAACCAGAAGAGGATCTACCAGACAATATAGTCCACTACAGATCAGCATACCCAGAGTATTCGTGGGAGCAGTGGATACCGACACTTAGAGTTACAGTCAAGTGGAATGACGAAGTCGTCTACGATATAACAGGTCACGAAGATGGTTGGCCTACCAGACTCATTGGTCCAGATGGTCGCATCTATGAACGTGGTGATCAGGAGTCTTCTGACTATAACGGAAACATATTTGGTGTACTCCGCGTGGGTCCAACTCCGGAACCAGAACCTGAGCCTGAACCAGAACCAGAACCACAACCTGAGCCTGAACCAGAACCACAACCAGAGCCAGAACCGGAGCCAGGCCCTGAACCAGAACCGGAGCCAGAACCAGAACCGGAACCAGAACCGGAGCCAGAACCAGAACCGGAACCAGAACCGGAGCCAGAACCAGAACCGGAACCAGAACCAGCGGACATTCGATATTCTAAAGATGCCCCAAGATTCTACTGGTATCATGCAGACTACTATGACCCATCAAGTGATGAAGGTATGGTTTATACAGCAGTCTATTGGAATGATCAGTTAGTATTCACTGAAAATACGCCAGGGATCTTCAGAAGGTCATCTTATACTATTGGTGGTGTGACTTATACTCGTAGAGATTTAAGAGACTCTCAAGTATATGGAATACGAGACGATTTGGTTTATTGGTATGCCATCGAGAAATCTTAATAAAAATAAATAAACTATTTTAAGGGACAAACAAAAATGTCAAGAAAAATCATTAACACTGGACAGGGAGCGAACGACGGATCGGGTGATACACTTCGCACCGCCGGTGAGAAAATTAATGAGAACTTCGCTGAAATTTATAGTCTCATAACAACAGACAGCGGGATTACATTACAAGAAATTACTGACCTAGTTAATTTGTCGGTGGAAAGTTCTATTCAAGATACAGACTTTGATGAAATTGTTTCTAGCGTCGACTTGATTGGGAATATTCTAGCGCAACAAGGTATTAATACTAGTCTTATTTCTACTTTAAACACCGATGTACAAAATCTATTGTCTGGTGGCGGTCCAATCGGACCACAAGGTCCAGCAGGAACTAAGGGGCAAGACGGAACGAAAGGACCAACGGGTTGGACAGGTCCTATGGGTCCAAGAGGCACAGAAGGTCCTAAAGGTAGTCGTGGTCCAACAGGTCCAGTAGGACCAATAGGTCCAACAGGTACAGAAGGTCCTAAAGGTAGTCGTGGTCCAACAGGTCCGGTGGGTCCTATCGGACCAACAGGTACAGAGGGTCCTAAAGGTAGTCGTGGTCCAACAGGTCCAGTAGGACCAATAGGTCCAACAGGTACAGAGGGCCCGCAAGGTTCTCAAGGACCGACAGGTCCAGTAGGACCAATAGGTCCAACGGGTACAGAAGGACCGCAGGGTTCTCAAGGACCGACGGGTCCAGTAGGTCCTATCGGACCAACAGGTACAGAAGGACCACAAGGTTCTCAGGGTCCAACAGGTCCAGTAGGACCGATAGGTCCGACAGGCACAGAAGGACCACAAGGTTCTCAGGGTCCAACAGGTCCAGTGGGTCCTATCGGACCAACAGGTACAGAGGGTCCACAAGGACCACAGGGTACAATTGGTTTACAAGGGCCAATAGGTCCAACAGGAACAGAAGGACCACAAGGTTCAGCAGGTCCAACAGGTCCACTGGGTCCTATCGGACCAACGGGTACAGAAGGACCACAAGGTTCACAGGGTCCGGTTGGTACACAAGGACCACAGGGTCCAACGGGTACAGAAGGACCACAAGGTTCAGCAGGTCCAACAGGTCCACTGGGTCCACAGGGACCAACGGGTACAGAAGGACCACAGGGTCCACAAGGTTCAGCAGGTCCAGTAGGACCACAGGGCCCGACGGGTACAGAAGGACCACAGGGGTCTCAAGGACCAACAGGTCAAACAGGACCACAGGGACCAACGGGTACAGAAGGACCAAAGGGTCCACAAGGTTCAGCAGGTCCAGTAGGACCACAGGGACCAACGGGTACAGAAGGTCCGATGGGAACTATGGGTCCAAGGGGTCCGGTTGGTCCGCAGGGAATTGCAGGAACAGAAGGGCCACAGGGTCCAGTAGGAACAACAGGTCCAGTTGGTCCATCGGGTCCAGCTGGAACAGAGGGACCGCAGGGTCCAACAGGAACTAAAGGTCCAGCCGGCACAAAAGGACCAGCAGGAACAGAAGGACCACAAGGAACAAAAGGACCTTCAGGTACTGTCGGCCCACAAGGCCCAGTTGGTACAGAAGGACCTAAAGGTGATTCAGGTCCACAGGGTCCAGCGGGTCCAACAGGTCCAACAGGAACCATAGGTCCACAAGGTAGTGCGGGACCAAAAGGACCGCAAGGCACTGTCGGTTTACAAGGAACCATAGGTCCACAAGGTAGTGCGGGACCAAAGGGTCCAGCAGGAACAGAGCCAGGACCGGCAGGTACCAGAGGTCCTCAAGGGGATCCTGGCCCAGCAGGTCCAGCAGGAACAGAGCCAGGGCCGCCTGGGACTAGAGGTCCACAAGGATCACCAGGCCCGCAGGGCACGGCAGGACCACAAGGTACTCAGGGTATTCAAGGTCCACAGGGAACGTCAGGTCCTCAAGGTATCAGAGGTACTATTGGTTCACAAGGTCCAGTGGGTCCAACAGGAACAAGAGGTCCAGTAGGTCTACGCGGAACGCAAGGGCCTCAAGGAACACAAGGTATTCAAGGCACGACAGGACCTCAAGGTATTAGAGGTACTATTGGTCCGCAGGGCACAGCAGGTCCTCAAGGTACACAGGGTCCTATAGGAACACGTGGTCCACAGGGTATCGCAGGTCCACAGGGTAGTGCGGGACCAAAGGGTCCGATCGGTACTAGAGGTCTTATTGGTCCACAAGGTACTCAGGGTGATCAAGGAACTAAAGGTCCAGTTGGTACTAGGGGTATACAAGGTTCTCAAGGTCCACAGGGGTTGCGGGGTTCGCAGGGTCCAGTTGGTTCGAGAGGTCCTATCGGTCTACAAGGGACTCAAGGTCCACAGGGCACCGCAGGACCGCAAGGTATTAGAGGTACTATTGGACCACAGGGAACTCAAGGTATTCAGGGAACGTCAGGTCCTCAAGGTATCAGAGGCACTATTGGACCACAGGGAACTAAAGGTATTCAGGGAACGTCAGGTCCTAAAGGTATCAGAGGTACTATTGGTTCACAAGGACCGCAGGGTCCGACAGGAACTAAAGGTCCAGTGGGCACTAGAGGTCCTATTGGCCCACAAGGTACTCAGGGTGATCAAGGAACTAAAGGTCCAGTGGGCACTAGAGGTCCTATTGGTCCAATCGGTACTCAAGGCGATCAAGGCACTAAAGGTCCAGTCGGAACCAGAGGTCCTATTGGTTCACAGGGTCCACAGGGTCCAGTCGGAACCAGAGGTCCGGTGGGTCCGCGTGGTACAATTGGTTCACAAGGTCCAAAAGGTCCGACAGGAACAAGAGGTCCAGTAGGTCTTCGCGGTACTAAAGGTGATCAAGGAACTAAAGGACCAACAGGAACACAGGGTCCAGTAGGTCCACGTGGTACTAAAGGTGATCAAGGAACTAAAGGACCAACAGGAACCAGAGGTCCAGTGGGGCCACGTGGTACTATTGGTTCACAAGGACCAAAAGGTCCGACAGGAACAAAAGGTCCAGTAGGTCTTCGCGGTACAATTGGTTCTCAAGGACCAAAAGGTCCAACAGGAACCAGAGGTCCAGTAGGTCTGCGCGGCACTATTGGTTCACAGGGTCCAAAAGGTCCAACAGGAACAAAAGGTCCAGTAGGTCTTCGCGGTACAATTGGTTCTCAAGGACCAAAAGGTCCGACCGGATCGAAAGGACCACGAGGAACTAAGGGTCTACAAGGTTCTCAAGGTCCACGAGGTTCACAGGGACCGAAGGGTGATCAAGGTACAAAGGGTCTACAGGGTACTAAAGGTGATCAGGGTACAAAGGGTCTACAGGGTACTAAAGGTGATCAGGGTACTAAGGGTGATCGAGGTACAAAGGGTCTACAGGGTACTAAGGGTCTACAGGGCACTAAGGGACCACGAGGCACTAAGGGACTACAGGGATCAAGAGGACCACAAGGTTCACAGGGACCGAAGGGTGATCAAGGTACAAAA